CCGTGCGCTGATTGAGTACGCTCGCATTGAGAAGTTTCGGTCAGGCGAGCTTGAGATCACCAAGAATGCAGGACTATTTACATGTCCTATGTGCAGCGTTAGGGATGCTTGTGAGCTACACGAAACAGGTGGTGATGTAGACACATTCATCCAACAAACAACCCAGGCATGGGATCCATACAGTGAGCACGAGATTCTTGATGGCCGTTAAAAGACCCGACATGATTGGTAACAAATTTGCCGTAGGTCATCGTGGAAAATCCTGCGAACCAGGATGTACCTGCAAAAAGCACCACAGACCAAGGATGAGAATCCTTACAACAACAAACGTTCAAATATCGAATTTTTGTGTCCTACTTGTCATGCTAAGCATCATGGTCAACAGAGGGCACATGGTCGATAAGCTCATCGAAGTCATCGCCGTCGCTGCACTCGGATTTGCCGTGGGCTCAGGGATCTATTGGTATGGCTACTGGATGGGAAAGAAATGAGTAGGCGCTTCAAGGTTGAAGCTGTTGATCTTGACACCGGCCATGCAATCAAGCTTGACTTGCACATCGGCATAATTGCTGGCCAGGTTGTGGAAGTCTACATGGTACCGGAGGAATGGGTGAATGAGCAAGGACGAGATAGCGAGACAGATCGTCAATACAGTGGCGATGCTGGACTCAGCCCAGGTTAATCTGATGAACGTCGGCAACATACTTCCCCCTGACGACCGCGTTGAAGCGGTCGCTGAATTTTTGAGGCTGAATGATCGCATGAATGCGCTTGCTGACGAATTCGAGGCAACAGATGCCTAGAGGACGCCTGCGCCCAGCCGTCTTGGAGTACGACAGCCTGCCCGGCATCGAGGCGGTGGGCGCAGGTGATTGGATTCGCTGGTGCAACTTTGCCTACCCAGGATGGGGCAAGACATCAGCATGGGGTACCGCTGCAGCCGCCGGTATGCGGTCGCTCATCATCCGTAGCAGCCTTGATGTCATGCCTGCACGGATCATGCGGTCGGGCGCAGAGCAGTACATCGCAGACACCTGGGAGAAGATGTACTATATCCTCGACTTTTTGCGCATGGCCAACCATGGCTATGTGTGGGTGTTCTGGGACAACGTGAGCATCCACCAGGATGTGCTGCTTGATGACGTGTGGGAAGGCACCGTAGCCGCTAACCCGCGTCGCGCATTCATCCTGAACGACAGCGGTAAGCCCACCGGACCGAATCTCTCGCCGACCAGCGGCCTGGATCGCGGTGAGTACGGTCGCAACATGGAGCGCATTCAACAATGGGTACGGCACATGGTAGGCTGCAACTCATTCCACTTTGCCATTGGTGCGCACCCTCTTGAGGGGCAGCACCCCACCAACGATGAAGGAGGTAGCCTGCTCCGTCCATACGTCCAGGGAAAGATGATGACCGAGAAGCTGTGCGGTTACTGCAACATCATCACATTCATGGAGCTGATGGAGGGACAAGATGATAAACAGAACGACATCAAGTGGCGGCGGCTGCACTTTCAAGAGGACAGCCGTTACTACGCGAAGGACCTGTACGATGCATTTCCTAAGGGCTATCTGGATGTTATGAGTGATACCCCGGTGATTCCCAACATCATGGCAGCCGTTGAGAAAGCTCGTGGCAGGAGCTTGGGCATACAAACTACACCTGCACGTCGCAGGGGTCGATCACAGAAGGGAGCATAGTTGGCTAAGCTCATCAAATACGACGTGACCGGCGTCGAAGATTCCGGTGGCGGGACTGGCGTCAAGGTGAAGCCAGGCGTGCGCGTAGCGAAGATCGAGCGCTGCGTCCAACGCGAAGAAAAGCGTGATGGTACTCCCGCGAACGACATCGAAGTCGCCCTCAACTTCGGCGAGGAGTACGACTGGGGATTCACCTACATCGGACTGTCTCAGGCAGCGGATTGGAAGCTCAAGGAGTTCATCCGCGCCATGGGTCTGAAGGAGAAGGGACAGTTCGACCCAGACAAGATGGTCGGTAAGTTCCTCCGCGTCAAGGTCAACACGGGCACGTACGAAGGTGAGTACAGCCCGGACATGGGCAGGCTCATGAAAGTGCAGAAGGGTGACATCGAAGCTTGGGAAAATGGCAGTGGCTCTGCAAGCGAGATCTCATCCAAGGCCAGCCCTGACACCGACGAAGATGCACTCGTTGAGGCAACTGACGGCTTCTATCGCGAGGGACAGCCCGACCCTGAGGATCCCAACGAGACCGTAGGTTCCTACGAGGACTGGCCCGTTGATGATCTCGAGGCTGAGGTCAACGATCGTGGTCTCACGCTGCCCGGTGGTCGCGGCAGCAAGAAGAACAAGATGATCGACGCTCTCCGCGCGAATGACTCCGCCCAGGTAGAAGAGGCCGAGGATGAGGACGAGGAAGAGGAAGAGGCTGAGGAAGAGACTGCTGACGAGTACGACGACTGGGATCTTGACCAGTTGAAGGCAGAGTGGGAGGAGCGTGAGCTCGGCGACCTGCCCACAGTCCGTGGACGCAACTCCGATGCACGGCTACAGGCGAAGCTGATCGACGAGCTTCGTGAAGACGACAAGGCGAACCCGTTTGAGGCATAAGCGTGGATGACGGTATGTACCGTACTGACGACTTGTCGTTAGCGGTCACGCTCGCCTTGCGTGGACGCAAGTACGAGATGGCCAAGCTGACGGAGCGTAAGGTCGTATGGGACTTCCCCTATGCAGATGAAGAGGAGGATGACTTCTACGACGTCGTGCATGACTTCTGGGAATTCAAGCTATCAGTAGAGCCCAGAGCATTCACGATTCGCTGGGGCGAGATGCGACGAGAGTTGTTCGATCTCGTGCCTCCGAGTCGTCAGTCGGTACGACCGGCTGCGCAGGCCCAATAACGGCTAACCCCCATGGCCAAGGTTACAAGCCGGCAAATCCGGCTTCTCACCCCATATCTTGAAGGGAACCGTCCCACACACACTAACACCAATCGGGAGACAGGACAAGTAACACGAGAATGGAACCTACACTGCCCACTACACGGAGATGAGAGAAGGAGTGCAAGCCTCAATCTTGACAAAGGATTGTTCTGGTGCGCACGCTGCGGCGGCATGTCTGTCGTCGAGCTTCTCCGGCGTCGGCAGGAGTGGGTCTCATTCGGTCGCAACGGTAACAGGTCGGATCCGGACATCAATGCCTCAGCGCCCGATAAGAAGAAGAGAGCTCTCAACGACGCCATGATAGCGGGATGGCACAGCGCATTGATGAGTAATGAGAGCGCACTACGCTGGCTCAAAGAACGACGCGGCCTGCATACGGCCACCATCGAGAAGTATGAGATCGGCATGGAGAACAGTAAGTTTTACACCATACCGATCAGGGCGATGGACCGCATGATCTGGAATGTGCGCTACTACAACCCGAATCCCACTGATGTCCGTCGGAAGATTTGGTCCGAGACTGGCTACGGATCGCCACCACGCTTGTACCCCATGAGCATCTTTGATGAGGACCCCGGTGAGATCATCTTGTGCGGCGGTGAATGGGACGCCTTGCTGACCATACAGTACGGTGACCCCGCTGTTACGCGCACAGCCGGTGAGGACTACTGGCTGGCTGAATGGGGCGAGTGGTTCAAGGATCGCATCGTCTACCTTGCGCACGACTGTGACGAAAAGGGTCAGAAAGCAAATAGGATTGCTGGCCGTGCGCTTCGCCATCTTGCAGATGTTCGCGTCATCAAGTTGCCATACCCGATCCTGCCCAAGCACGGCAAAGATCTGACCGACTTCATTCTTGATCACGAGATCGGTGCACTGCGTGGGCTCATGGAAGAGGCTGAACCATTCTTCCGAGCCAAGCCAGCACGTGAAGTAAGCACAGTCAGCATCATCGACACACAGAACGCCCAGCGCGTAGGTGAGCCGGTGCAGGTCAAGATGACCGTCATGGCGCGTGGTGATCCCGGTTCAACAATTCCGAAAAAGATACGTTTCACCTGCACCCAGGATGCTGGGACCAAGTGTGCGATCTGCCCACTACGGGCAGCCAGCGGTGAAGCTGAGCTTGAGATCAAGCCTGATGATCCGACGGTGCTTGATGTCGTCGGACGTACACACTCAGATATCGAGCGCTCACTGGCGACCAGTTACGGTATCCCTGGTGGTAAGTGCACGAAGCTCGTGCAGGAAATTGAAGAATACCAGAATGTTGAAATCCTGTTCGTGCGCCCACCGGTGGACACGGCTCAGATTGCACAGTACGCAGCCATCAGGGTCACATCAGTGGGCCACTACGACACCCCACCCAACAGTACCGTTTCAGTCACGGGTGCACTGTATCCCAGCCCTAAGAATACCGCCAACGAATTCTTAGCACACCAGCTTGAGGTGCTTGAGACAAGTGTAGACCACTTTGAGATCTCGCCCAAGGCGATCGATCTCATGAAGAGGTTCCAGACGAAACGTCCACTGGTTAAGCTACGAGACATCTCGGAGCAACTGGCTGCACATGTGACGATGATTCACGGGCGGCCAATCATGCATACCCTCATGGATCTGACCTTCCACAGCGTCCTCTCATTCAGATTTGCGGACGAGCTCATCGAGCGCGGCTGGCTGGAAAGCCTGATCGTTGGCGACACACGCACCGGCAAGAGCCTAGCCGCGCAACGCATGGTGCGACACTACAACGCCGGAGAACTAATAAGTTGTGAGGCTGCTAGTTTCGCAGGCATCGTCGGCGGTCTGCAGCAGATGAATGGTAAAGAGTGGGCCGTCACATGGGGCACCATACCTCTCAACGATCGCCGTCTTGTAGTGCTCGACGAGATAAGCGGTCTGACCCCTGATCAGATTGCCTCCATGAGCGACATCCGTTCATCGGGGCAGGCTAAGCTCGTCAAGATCCGTCAGGAAGCTACGCAAGCACGTACACGCTTGCTGTGGTTGGGTAACCCACGCAACTCAACAATGGCCAACTACACCTATGGCGTTGATGCGATCAAGCCGTTGATCGGTAACGCCGAGGACATTGCACGTTTTGATCTGGCCATGGCCGTTACAACCAAGGATGTACCGTCCGAGATCATCAACAGCAAGCCTGACATCAAGGGTGACCTCAAGTATTCGAGCGAAGCTTGCCATACGCTGTTGATGTGGGTGTGGACACGTAAGCCAGAAGACGTCTACTTCACCAAGCCTGCCGAACGCGAGATCTTTAACCAGGCCAACTTGGTCGGTCAGGACTACACCGAGGACCCACCACTGGTACAAGGTGCCAGCATCCGCATCAAGATCGCACGCATAGCTGCCGCGATAGCAGGGCGAACATTCAGTACAGACCGCACCTGCAAGAAGATCATGATCCACCCTGAGCACGTTATAGCGGCAGCTAAATTCTTGAACATTCTGTACGGGATGGACGTATTCGGCTACCGCGAACGCAGCAAGGACATCATTGAGGATCAGCGGACTGCTGAAGCCAACATCGACAAGATGCGAAACTACATTCGGAATACACCTGCGCTCGCAAAGTTCCTGCGCGGCCAGGGTAAGTTCCGTCGGCAAGACATTGAGGAGATCATGCAGTACAGTCGTGAGGAGGCCAATGGTGTAATCAGTACGCTGTACGAGCACCGCATGGTGACCAAGGTGTTGGGAGACGTCATTGTCGAACCGACACTGCATTCAATCTTGCGCGAACGGAGGTAACACCAATGACGTATCAGGTCATCCCACCGAAGGAGCAAACATCAGACGTTTTCCAGACAGTTGCGTACAAGGTCGCAATGGACCTTGCAGTTGATCTCACGCAACTCACACCATCAGAACTGATGGACAAGTATGATGCCCGAAGCATTCGTGTTGGACATCTTCGGCGTTCCTTCAAACCGAAGCCACCGTACATCAATGGTGGAACAACAAATGATGATCTCGCGGCAATCATTTCCGGGATGATCAAAGGCGCTTTGGATGCAGTGAGAGGAGAGCGATAGCGTGAAGAATGTCGGCATTCTTGGGTGTGGACCGACCGGCTTGCTTGTAGCGCTCGCGGTAGAGCAGGCCGGTCATGTTCCGCACATCATCAGCTCAAAGAAGAAGTCCATCATACCGGGCAGTCAGCATCTGCACGGTCCGGTGCCAGGGCTAACACCACAATACCCAGAAGGAACGATTCAGTTCGTGCGTCTCGGTACGGCTGAGGAGTATGCGCGCAAGGTGTACGGTGACTCAACTCGTGAGACCGGCTGGGACAACTATCTACAGGTGTACCCATCGTGGAACGCTATCCGTGCGTACGATATCCTCTGGGAGCGGTACGAG